TTGCAGTAGCGCCTGTTTTTTATTCCCTTTCATTATTTTTAACGGGCGTTACTTTAAGCAATTGACTAAAAGTAGAATGCTTTCATAGTAAGGACGAGGCGACTTCTGTCCTAGGCGAGAGACAACTAAAGGGGAGCAGACAATGGGATGCAAACATGAGTTTGAAAGTGATGGTTATTTTGAGAATGAAACAGGCGTTGTCTACTTAGAGCATTGCATACACTGCCAGGAACACAGACAAAGATTTATAGATAATTATTTTCCGACTCAAAAAGAAATAGAGGAATGGACTGACATGGCTGAAGAAGAAGCAAGAAAAGATATACGTACACTTTGCAGACGATGCATGATGGAAATGCATAACGCAGGTTATAAGTTACGCCGGCGTGGACCGGGTGGTAAGTGTGATAAATGCCACAAGCCTGGGAGTGGCTGGGAAGTAAAATAATACATAAATAGATAAAGCGAGGTGGTGGAGATTCATTGGCAGATTGGGAAAAGATAAAAGAAGAATTTGAAACAACAGATATCAACATGAAAGACCTAGCAAAAAAACATGATGTTAAATACTCCACCTTGCGTAGCAGAAAGTCGCGTGAAAAGTGGGGGAAAGATGATGCAACGCAACATGACATGCAACGCAACAAAAAGCAACGTGTTGCAACAGACAAAATAACGCAACAGTTAGCAAAGAACAATGATCTCACTGAAAAGCAGAAAAAGTTTTGTTTGTTGTATCTTAAGTATTTTAATGCGACGAAAGCATATCAAGAAGCTTATGAAGTTAGCTATGAAGTAGCAAACAAGAATGCCCATGCGCTTATGGTGAATCATGGTGTTAAGAAGGAATTGGAACGTCTAAAAAAAGAACAACAGTCTGAGTTATACGTTGAGTCGTTAGACATCAAGCGTGAATGGTTAAAACAAGCCTTTGCTGACATCACTGACTATGTAGAGTTTGGCACCGAAGAAGTAACAGTTTTTAATGGGGATGATCAACCGGTGTTTGATGAAAAAGGCGAGCCGATGACAATAAAAAAGTCAAGGGTTCACTTTAAGGACCCAAATGAAGTGGACGGGTCACTGATTAAAGAGGTTAAGATGGGCCGCGACGGTCCAGTCATTAAACTTTACGATAAGCAGAAAGCACTTGAAAAGATTGAGGAATTCTTAAACTTGGACGGTGCTGAATCACAAGACGATAAAATCTCAAATTATATATCGCAATTAAAGGAAGCTGTGATTGATGATGGCACTGAGTGATATTTATAGTCCAAAACAATTACAAGTGTTAAATCGCGTATGGTCAAAAGACTTTTTTATTTGTGGATTACACGGTGCGAAACGTTCCGGAAAAACTGTTGTTAATAATGACGTATTCATTTCCGAATTAGACCGTGTCCGCGAAATAGCGGATGAGTTAGACATTGATGAGCCGATGTATATATTGGCCGGAAGCTCCTCAACAGCCATTCAAAACAACGTGTTGCAAGAGTTATACAACAAATATGAGTTTGAGCCAAAGTATGATAAACACGGTTCCTTTAGTTTTAGAGGCGTAAAGGTTGTGCAAGTCTATACTGGGTCCATTAGCGGATTAAAGCGTGCAAGAGGGTTCACGGCGTATGGTGCTTATATAAACGAGGCATCTCTTGCTAACGAGCAAGTGTTTAAAGAAATTATATCGCGTTGTTCCGGCGAAGGGGCACGTGTTGTTTGGGATAGTAACCCGGATAACCCGAATCATTGGTTGAAAGAAGATTATGTTGATGTTAATGATGAAATGATTATTGATTTTCAATTTAAATTAGACGATAACACGTTTTTGTCTGATCGTTACAAAGATTCAATTAAAGCAGCTACACCGACAGGCAAATTCTATGACCGTGATATTTTAGGGTTATGGACAATTGCCGAAGGTGCAATATACGCTGACTTTGATAAAGAGATTCACGTTGTAGAAAAGCCACCAGACAATATAGCAGAGTATTATGCAGGTGTTGACTGGGGGTACAGTCACCACGGAACCATTGTAATCATTGGCGAAACAGCCGATGGTACAGCGTACATCGTGGACGGTGTGGCCGAACAGTATCAAGAAATTGGCTGGTGGGTTGAACGTGCAAAAGAATTTCAAGAAATATACGGCGACATTTCATTTTATGCTGATAGTGCGAGACCAGAACATATTGACCGCTTCAGACGCGAAGAAATCAAAACGCCTAACGCAAAGAAATCTGTTATTCCAGGTATTGAACAGGTAGGGAAACGCTGGAAAACGAACAAGTTGTTTTATACCCGCGACACTGTACCTAGATTTGAAGAGGAAATATACCAGTACAAATGGAAAGCAAACAGTACAAAAGATGAGCCGGTTAAAGAATTCGATGATGTGTTAGATGCGATACGTTACGCGCTTTATACACACCATCATGAAGGAGTTCAAGTAGAACCAATCGACAAAGAACGAGTCGTTAACACGTTACAAAAATTTGGTTTATAGGAGGTAAGATATGAAAAGAAATAAAAGTTTATTGGAAGGGCAACGGTTTGATGATGAGTCAAATATTGTCTATAAAGTACCCGTTAATAGACTAGATAAACGTAATATGCACGACAGTAAAAAAGGAACGGTTGAAGTCATTGACTTCGAAGCGGATTCTACTTTAGATATGATTATTGAATTTATTCGTCACCATCAAGATAAGCAAGTTCCACGACTGCAAGAATTAAAGAACTATTATGATACTAAAAATAATGTTAAATACAGAAAGCCTAAACCGGGTAATCGAGCAGACAATCGCATCGCAAGTGATTTTGCAAAGTTTATTACAGAGTTTAAAGCCGGTGTGATTGTTGGAAACCCTATCGAATATACAGGGGATGAAAATATAACCGAACGCATTAAAGAGTTTTCAAAACAAAATAACGAAAGCAAGCATAATCAAGATATGGTAAGCGATGCTATTATTTATGGCAAAGCGTACGAATTGATTTATCGTGATGATTACTTTAATGAGGCCGTAAAAAAACTCGATCCACGGCAAACGTTTGTTATCTACGACACGACGAAAGAAGAAAATTCTGTGTGTGGCGTGCGCTATTTCCCAATTACATTTAACAATAAAACAGATACGCATATTGAAATTTATGCTAATGATGGCTTTGTGTATGAGTACATTGCCGAAGATGAGCGCTTGGATAATGCAGTGTTAGATAATAAATATCAGTCTTATTTTGATGCAGTACAAGTTAATCAGTGGAAGTTGAACAATGAGCAATTTTCAGATTATGAAAATATCCTTGATAACATCGATGCTTACGATTTAAACCAATCTGAAATGGCAAACTTCATGCAAGACAATTCGGAGGCTGTCATGGTGATTAAAGGCAACCCAGATACATTTAAAAAAGACGATGGTTCAATGGACACGGAAGGCTTTGATTATAGTGTCAAAAACCGTTATTTAATCTTAGGCGATAGCAAGATATACCAAGACGGCGATAAAGTGACAAAAGGTGCTGAGCCGGACGCTTTTTATCTCGTCAAAGAGTATGACGTGGATGGTGTTGAAGCAAATAACGAACGGTTAGTTGCTGATATGCTTCGGTTCACGCATTTAATTGATTTCACTGATGAAAACATGGGAGGCAATCAGTCTGGTATTGGATTCCGTTTTAAATCATGGGGCAATGAAAATGACCGCGTCAATAAAGAACGTATGATTACTAAGGCCATCATGCGCCGGTTGCGCTTAGTTGCACACTCATGGGCGATTAAAGACACGTTACAGCCTAAAACATTAGCTGAAAAGGTAAAGTCTTTTGTATCGTATGAAAATAACGACAAAGCCGAAGAATTATATCATGAAGTCAACGACGTAGAGGTTAAATTTAATCCAAACGTACCACAATCAGACGTTGAAATTATGAATGTTATTAAAGGCATGTATGGCGTAGTCTCTGACCAGACGATATTTGAATTATCTAAGCAGTTGACGGGCGTTGATGCAAAAGAAGAAAAAGAACGCATCGAAACAGAAAGCAGAAATGATACGCCTGATCCTCGGTTCCCTGTTGAGCAGTTATCTAAAGAAAGTGATTCAACAGATTCTCAAGAAGAAATTGAAGAAACCGATGAAGATAGTGATGGTGAATAACCATGATGAATCGATCAGGACTTTCTCATAATGAGTATTGGGGAAAGCGGATGGAAGATATACTTAGATACGTTGATCGAACAGACGTTGATATGTTCGGTGAGTTATCAGATATTTATAACAGAAACGCACAAGAGCTTCAGAAAGATATTTTTGATTTTTATAACCGTTTTGCTGAGGATGAAGAAATAAGTCTTCCCGAAGCCAAAAGACGGCTAAGGGGAAGAGATTTAAGCGATTATCGTGCAAACGCCAGACGTTACTTTGAAGATGCTGGAGGCAATGATGAATTGTTACAGCGATTAAACGAGCAATACGAATCAGCACAAGTTACACGACTTGAAGCTTTGCATTTAGACTTAGAGTATCAAGTCGGCATGATGAACGGTACGCTACAAGGTACTTTTTATGAGCATTTGATGAGCACCGCTTCCTATGCATATCGAAAAATTGCAGGTGGTCGTTCTGCTAGTACATTAAACCGCCCAGCATTAGAAGAAATTGTGAACCGTCCATGGAACAGTTATAACTACTCGGAAGATTTATGGGCAAACACCGATAAGCTAGTCAAAGATTTAAAAGAAGTGTTTGAACAAGGGTTTATTCGCGGCGACAGTCCTTACCAGATAGCCAATGAAATCCGTGGACGGCATGAGGTTGCCCAACATAGGGCTGAAACGTTGGTTCGGACGGACGGGTCAAACATTGTAACGAATGCAACGGCCAAGCGATATCAAGACGCAGGGCTTAAGTATTACCGAGACTATGTAAAAATGGACAGCCGCACAACCGACATTTGCAAAGAGGTTCATAGAAAGAATGAACGCAAGCCGCTTTCCGAGATGGAGCCAGGGGTGAACGCTGCGCCTTATCACTTTAATTGTAGAACGGGAATTTTGCCTGATGAGGAAGAGCTCATGGAAGTTGATATGTAAGGTGGTGAGTACGTGGAAGAAATTACAGCAACAATCAAGATGAAAGACTTTAAACTAAAGGCCTTCATCTTGTTGATTAGACTGACCAGCTTTATAAGCGCGGAAAGTGCAAGCAAAATGATTGATTGGTTATCTAGGAACATTGACAAATTCTATACTCTCAAAGTTTAGAAAGTGGTGATCCGCATGAAAATCGTAAGAAAACATGCAGTATCTCGTTGGTATTGACGTTATTAATACAGAATGGAGTAAATCGATGAAGAAAGTTATTGATTTCGTAACTAAAACACTTGTTAGTTACTTTGCGGTGTTTATTTTATTAGGAGTTATCCAATGGGCAGGAATATTTGTTACACCAACACAAGCAATAGTATTGTTCATTGGTTCGGTATTGCTGCAAGCACATAAAGCTTATAACAAAGAAAAAGAAGACAACACTCAATGAGTGGTGGCTATTTTGATTAAGGAGCCGGCTAAATGGAGAAAATAAAAGAAGCAAGAAATAAAGAATTAATCGATAAAGCAATCGATTATTTAAATAACCTAAAAGAAACTGATGCCTTGCATGACAATTTAGAGGTACGTATAGTGACGGATGAAGATACCTATAGACAAGATGTTGACATTTATACTTCCATAGACTTTGAACAACTTATCACTGAAAAATAATACTTAACAAGCTTAGTACCGTCCGCGGGCTAGGCTATTTTTATGCACAATTTTAGGAATCGAACACAATGATTCACTGACCAATAAGCGCCATGTCGTTAAACTGTCGTTAAAATACTTTACTAGCATGGCTTTAATCACGTATACGAGTAAATCTATTCAAGAGCACTAGAAGTTGCTGACGAGCTGATTTCGTGGGTTTAACAATAGGTTGATCCGTATACAGTATTAAGGACTAGCGTGGAAAGGAATCGGAAAATGAATAAACAAGATAACTTTTTAAACAAAGATAAATTAGATATGAACTTGCAGTTTTTTGCTAAAGATGATGGTGGCGACGGCGGTCAAGGTGAAGATGGTGGAAATGGTGACGATGGCGGCGACGATGATCCGGGCGAAGGTGGCGGCGAAGATAAATTACCACAGTCGCAGTCTGAATTAGACGCTATCATCAACAAATCAAACCAGGCAGCTATTGATAACGTTAAAAAAGATATGTATTCCAAAGAGGACATTGAAAACTTACTCGATGAAAAGATGTCGGAAGTTGAAAAGCTCAAAAATATGAGTGACGACGAAAAAGAGGAATATGAAAAAGATCAACTAAAAGAAAAAATAGCAGAATATGAACGAAAAGAAACCATTCGCGAAATGTCTAAAACCGCCCAAGAGACGCTTGAAGAAAAAGGTATTGCGGAATTTGAAGAATTTATTCCGTACATCGTTACAGAAGAAGCTGAATCAACTAAAGAACGCGTGAATAAGTTTGCGGAAGCAATGGAAAAGCGTGATAAAGAAATTGAAGAAAAAATTAAGAAAGAAACGCAGGAACAGTTAGGCGTACGTACGATTTTGGATGGCAATAACGCCTCAACAAAATCTATCGGACAGCAATATGCCGAACAAGCTAACGAACAAAACAAACAACCAGACAATGATCCGTGGAAACAACAATAAGGAGGAAATAAAACATGGTATATGTAGACCAACAAGAACAATTTCGTGATATTAATTTTCTGAAATCAGAACGTTTTGAATCGTTCACACAACAAGTGGATGACACACATGCACAAGTTGAAGATGGTGTGATTCCAGCTGGTTCAATTTATCCAGCAAATGATACCACAGCGCAAGGGGTCACAATTAACGACGTGGACGTGTCAAAAGGCGCGCAACCAGTCGGTGTTATTACAGGTGGCCACGTACTAGCTGAACGCTTACCGGAAGCACCTACGGCTGATGCTTTAGGCAGCATTCGACAAGTCAACTTTTATGATGCACAAGGCAACGTGTTAACAGCCGATGAAACAGAACCAGCACCAGAACAATAAATTTAGGAGGAATTAAAATATGGCAATTGCAGATGCTTTTTCGAGCAAAGAAGTTTTATCGTATGTAGGCAACCGAACAGGACAAGAACACTTAGGCGAAACATTATTTCCAGAGCGAAAGGTGGATGGACTGGAGTTTGACATTCTATCCGCCGGTTCAAGCATTCCGACAATCGCAAACGTTCATGCGTTTGATACGGAAGCGGAAGTAGGGTCACGTCAAGCAACGCTTAGTGCGCAAGAATTAGCGCTTGTTAAGCGTAAAATACAGCTTAAAGAGAAAGATTTAATTGCTTTGCGTAATCCACGTACAGCGCAAGAAGAACAATATTTAACACAAGAGGTGTACAACGACACTTTCGCAATGGTCGAAGCGGTTCGTGCGCGTGTTGAAAAAATGCGTATGGACGTTTTAGCGAATGGTGTTGTTAAGTTGGACGGAAATGGTGTGAACGCCGAAGTAGATTATGGCATTCCAGACGATCACAAAGCAACGCGTCAATTTGCTGCATCAACAGACATTGTTGGCGTGTTAGAAGAATGGTCCGATGAGTTAGACGTCGCACCAACACGTATTTTGACATCTAAGGCGGTACGTAACGCTATTCTTAAAAGTGAGAAGATTCAGGAACTGTTTAAAAACTCTGGCATTTTACCGTCAAACGGTGGCTTAAACCAACTGTTGCAAGGAATGGGCTTACCAACAATCGTTGTTTATGACAATAAATTTAAAAAAGAGCAACCGGATGGCTCAAAAGTGACCGAACGGTACTTCCCAGAAAACAAATTGGTTATGTTCGGAGATCAGACACTTGGCGAAACCGTTTATGGGACAACAGCGGAAGAATCACGCTTGTTAGCGAGCAACAACCAGATTCAATCAGTGGGCAATATTTACGCTGAGATTTATGAATCTTCACAAGACCCGGTAGGCACGTTTACCAAAGCGGTCGCAACAGCATTACCGTCATTCCCAGAAGCAAACAACGTGTTCCAGGCTAAAATCACAGGCTTAGATTAAAAAGGGGTGGTGACCATCACAACAATATTAGAAGAATTAAAAACGCTAAAAGGTATCAAAGATAATGAGCAAGACGAGTTGCTGGAACTTATAATTTCAGACAGTGAATCTCGTATACTTTCTCGAATGAATTTGTACCGGGAGAAAGACGAAGAAATCAAAGAAATACCAGAAAAGTTGCGATACGTTACACGAGATGTTTCGGTTAAGCGTTTCAACAAACTGAATTCAGAAGGAACATCTAAGCACGACGAAGAAGGACAGTCGTTTACGTGGGAAAGCGGCTATCTAGACGAACATTTAGACGTTTTAGATAGCTATTCACCGCCTAAGGGTGAACGTAAAAGCGCCGCTTTCTTTGTGTAGGTGATGCGACATGATATACAACGATCGTGTCACCTTAATTAAAGAAGTGACTAAAGAAGGTTTTTTAGGCGAGGACGTAGTTGAAGAAACGCCAACAGTTGTTCCGTGCTATCGTGGAAAATTGACACACAATCAACAAATGGGACTCTTTGGAAGCTATAACCAAAAAGCCTTCAAATTGCACTTACAAGGTATCCATAAAGATATAGACAAAATCGAGTATAAAGGTACCCCAAGGTCGTTCAACAGCATTAATTATCACCATAACAGCACGGTGGTGATTGTTGAATGAAAGTCAATTACAACCTAAAAGGATTAAGACAATTTACCATCCAGGTAAAGAAAAAGCCGACAGAGGTACAAAGAACAGTTAATTCTGAACTTAACCGATCGTCTTTACGTGTTGAACGTCGAGCGAAGAAATATGCACCGTGGGATACCGGTTGGATGTCAAACAACATCTACTCAATGGGGACCGGCATTTTGCAATATGCCGTTGTATCACCGGTGCATTACTCTATTTATGTAGAGCTAGGCACGCGGAAAATGGCGGCACAGCCATTTATGTATCCAGCCCTAGAAGATGAGTACCCGGTGCTTATGCGACGACTCAAGCAAATTATGGAAGGATGATGGCAATCTATTCACCGATGACGTATCACTTAAAAGATATCGAAACACGGTTAAAATCGTTGGACTTACCGGTGTATTATAAATTGCCGGGCCCAGAAGTACCGGAGCCATTTGCTGTTATCGGGGGACACGATTCAGATACTAACCGCACAGCATTAAATGGCCCTATTATCGAAGATAACACGCTGAATATAGACATATATA